GGTTTCTTCCCCGTTGGACCAGAATGCGGTGTAAGTAGACCCTGATATAGTATCAATCTTTCTGATTTTACACGCATTTACTTCACCATAACCAACATATGTTGTAGTTCCTGAAGTTTCAGCCGAAAAAGTAATAGGACCGTTGGTTACCCCTGTCACACTCAAAGAACTTAAGTCTACTGAATATGTACCACCAGATAACCTTGTGAAATTTAATGTGGAGCCACTAAGCGTAACAGTAACTGTATAATCATCATTAGAAGTACCACCACTAGTACTACCAGTGGTAATCAATACAGTTTCAAATACATATGTTTTATTTATATCACTCATTACTTAACTATACCTTTTATTTGAAATTTAGCTTCTTTAGTTTCATCCCTATCAACGGTCAACACCATTTGTTCATTGGCTGAAATATTAAATGGTAAGGTTTGTTGAATACCATTTATTGCTATATTAACATTTGTAACATTCGTAAGATATGTTACCGAAGTTATATATGCATTATACGCACAATTTATTATAAATTCATCAGTATAATGGTTGGCTTTAATTATAACATTTAGACATATTTCATCAACACCCTTAATTGAACTGATAACCACTTTTGGTTTTAGAGTTTTATCTATTATTTCAGTAAATAAAATAGCTCTATTAATGGTAGGTAATAACTCGAAATCATCTTCATCCAATATATAACCCAATACTTTCATTTCAAAATTTTGTACATAGAATCTACGTCTATCAAAATCGTTGATTTGTGATTCATCACCAATTTTTTCTAAATGTATTGGCATTGGATGCCCATTAACATTTATATAATATTGTCTAGATTGGAATGTAAATTGAGTTTTCCTATTAAACATATTCAAATCTCTCATCCTATTACAAAAGAATCGAGCTTCATAAGTTATATCAACTGATGTTGGTTGAGGGATTTTATAAGTATCCATACCCTTACGACCACCCATAAATGTTGGGGTTTTCATATAAGTATATAATTTATGACCAGGTATATTCCAAAGTCCATTTTGATTACTGCCAACTTGAACATCAGGCTGTCTAACTATGGTTATAAATGGTATTTTTATGTTTTTGAATTTATCAGACCTATCCCACAATTTAGAAAATTCGGCCCATCTTTGGATAGTTAAAAAGTAAACAGGAACTTTTAACCCATTAATTTCTATTTCCAAGATTTGGTCAACAAAATCAATAAATGTTTTGTCAATATCTTCATAATAGATACTCTTGGGTAGATATGTACCTTTATAATCTATTTCATCAAGAAAATCTTGCCTTTTTTCAGGCCCAATATTCTGATTTATAAATTTTATCTTTTTTTTGAATCCTTGTGGCATATCAATAAATATAAACGCTTTATTTTATTCTTCTTTAAATCTAAGACTACCCCTATTTAAAGTTGGTATCAATTCATAATCATCTTCATCTAAAATATAACCCAATACTTTCATTTCAAAATGTTGAACATAAAATCTACGTTTATCAAAATCATTAATTTGACTTTCATCACCAATTTTTTCTAGATGTATTGGCATTGGGTGTGCGTTTACGTTAATATAAAACTGTCTTGAATTAAAAGTGGTTTGAACTACCTTATGTAATTTATTCAAATCTTTCATTCTGTTACAAAAGAATCTAACTTCGTATGTAACGTCAACTGAAGTAGGTTGTGGAATTTTATAAGTGTCAATTCCTTTACGCCCACCAATATTAGTAGGTATTTTTATATATGTATAAGTTCTTTGACCAGGTATATTCCAATTGCCAGCTTGGTTAGAACCCACTTGAATATCAGGTTGTCTAACTACAGTCATGAAAGGCATTTTCATATTTTTAAATTTATCTGAAAATGACCATGTTTTAGAAAATTCTGCAAATCTTTGGATTGTAAGGAATCTAACAGGTACCAAATCACCGTCTATTTCTAAAGATAATTCCTTATCAACGAAATCAATAAATGTTCTATCAATATCTTCATAAGTAATACCCTTCGGCAAATACATTTCCTTATAATCTATTTCATCAAGAAAATCTTGCCTTTTTTCAGGTCCGATATTCTGATTTATAAATTTTACTCTTTTCTTAAAACCTCTTGGCAATGGCATAATTTAATTTTATATTCCTGAGAATTCATCCTCGTTAGCGTAAGTACAGGTAACTAACCTATATGCACCTTTATAACCCATTATAGTGTGGGCATTGTCATAATTTTTTTCTCCAGCATTGGTTACATTAAAATAAACAACATCTGTTTCATCTATTGGGTAAGCAATGTAATCACCTACGGTTATATCAATATTTAATTCTTTTAAATGTTCTGAATACACAATAAATGTCAAATTACCGTCCTCAAGATAACGCATAGAACCTGGGTTGTATGTTTTATTTTCAGGTTTATCTATAATTGGAACCACATAAATCTCGACAGGGGGGAAAAAATTTATCTCACTAGCACTAGCTTCACCGTATAAATCATCGACTTGTGTCGTTTCTCTATCAACTCTATATAACACTACTGTGAAATTTCCATCACCTTCCATTGCTTCACGCCCCATTTGAATCTCTAAATCAAAATCTCTACCAGAGAAAAATTTATTGATGCGTTTAATGGGTATTTTCCTTTTACTTATACTCATATCATTTAATCATATATTGATAAATATTTGAATAAACCAAAATAGTCCAAACTATTTGCTTAGTATTTACTTTTTCATTTATTTTTAGTATATTAACAATAAATTGATTTGATAAACTTAGAAGATATTAAAGGTAGGGGAGCTATTGCCCTATTAGAAACATATAAAGGAATTAACCCTTACTTAAAAAACCTTAAGAAAAAATTAGTTAAAGACGGTAAAGTTACTTTAACTGAAGGTCAAGTTGAGTACATAAATAAATTCCACGATGTAGAGCCACAAGTATTAAACCGTGTGGTCACTATAAACCCATTATTGGGTAAATCCCTTCAAGATAAATATAATTTAAAATTCACACCAGAACGAATGTTAATTCAAGCAATGCTTGCTGACCAAGAAAAAACTTACCATGTTTATGGTAAATTAAATCAAAAACAAAAAAGGTCTGAAATGTATTGGTTGCCAAAAACTATGGTTTTGGATGACCCTTATTTCACCAATTGCGATATTGAAATAGATTGGAATAAATATGAAGCATTAGATGAAGACGGAAGGCACCCATATGAACATCAAAAATCAGGTATTAAATTTTTAGCTTGTAGAGGTGGTGCTATATTAGCTGACGATATGGGCCTGGGTAAGACTTATCAATCAATTATATCAGCTTTAGAAATAGGTGCTAAAAAAGTTCTAATCGTTTGTCCAGCTAGTATGAAGATTACATGGCAAAGAGAACTTTCATTATTTGGTGAAACAGGTATTATAGTTAATGGTAGTAGTTGGCCATATGTTGGTAAATTTACTATAATAAACTATGATATTCTTAAAAATTTCCATACATTAAAGAAACCAAAAAATGAAACTGAACCATATTACCAAAATATTATCGAAGAAGATTACGATTTAATTATATTGGATGAGGCTCATAAAGTTAAAAATGTTAAAGCCCAAAGAACCAAAATTATCAATGATATTGTAGAAAAGGGTAAAATTGATAGAGTTTGGTTATTAACAGGAACTCCAATAGCTAATAGACCTATGGATTTTTTCAATTTATTAAAGTTGGTTAAATCACCATTGGGTGATAATTGGAAATTCTATGCTCAAAGATATTGTGATGCTAAACGTTTTTATAAAACCATTAATGGTCAAAAAAGACAAATTTGGATTACCGATGGTGCATCAAATTTAGATGAATTAGGGATAAGAACCAAAAATTCACTACTTAGAAGGTTAAAAACACAAGTACTGGATATGCCTGATAAAACCATAACTACAATGTATCATGATTTATCTAAACGTGGATGGTCAGAATATGAAAACCTTTGGGAAGAATATTTAGAAAAAAAGGCAGCTGAAGGAAAGCGTGGTGGTAATTTAAATAAAGATTTGGTAGAATTGGGTCTTTTAAGGAAATTTATTGCAATGGAAGCCATTCCAAAAACAATTGAATTAGCTGAAGATGCCATTGAACAAGGTCAAAAAGTCGTTATTTTTACTACTTTTACCGATGAATTAGAAGAATTAGCTGAACACTTCGGTAATAAATGTGTAACCCATAACGGTAAAATGAATACAACCAATAAACAAAAATCAGTGGATAGTTTTCAAGGAAACAAAAGAATTAAGGTATTTATAGGTAATATAGCTTCTGCTGGTGTAGGTATTACACTTACTGAAGGTACTGTTGTTGTATTTAATTCATTTAGTTGGGTACCAGGTGATAATGAACAAGCGGAAGATAGAACGTACCGCATTGGTCAAAAGAATAATGTTTCTGTTTATTATCAATTATTTAGAGATACAATTTCTTTCGTAATGTGGTATTCTCTTATGAATAAACAAAAAAATATTGATAAAATCTTAAATGCTGGCGATGAACATAGCCAAAGATTAAAAAATCTAATGAATGATTTAGAAGAAAACGGATTGGGTTTATGATTAAAATTTATGTAAGCAAAGAGTGTGAATATTGCAAAGCTTTAAAAGAAAAATTAACGGAATCAGAAATAGAATTCACTGAAATCAATATTGATGAAGAAGCGAATAAGAAAACCATCACCAAACTCTTTGAGTTTATTGGTGAACCCGTTATTCCTATTATAATTCTTAAACATAAAGTGTTGGCACCAAAAAGAAGCTTTAACACTATTGACGAAGCTATGGTTTTAATTAAATCTTTAATTTAATTATTATATATTTATAATAAAAAGAAAACAATGGATTTTTACCTAAATAGAACTGCAACTTTACCAATATTGAAAATGGAGCTAATTAATGATGGACGAAATGATTATGACAGATTTCACGATATGGTTCAAAATTCTACAATTACCTTTTGCATGACCGATGTTAATACTGGCGTTAAAAGGATTGGTGGTAAAGAAGCGTTATGTATTCTAAAAACACCTTCAAGTGATTGCACTGGTGAAGAATATTATATCGGATACCAATTTTCAGCTAAAGAAACTAAAGTTGCTGGAACCTATGTTGGTGAATTCAAAATCGTATTTAATGATGGTTCTGGAACGCTAATTGTTCCGATTAGAGATGAATTATTTATTCACATCCTTGATAATTAAATCCCTTAAATAAGTAGAAACATTAACATCTCTTTCAATTAATTTCTTAGATAATTTATTAAATAAATCGTCA